GATCGGCGTTTAGCGGATCGTTTTGCGAAAGAGTTTTCGGAATTGGAAAGTGCGCGTATGGATAAGGCGGAGTATACTTCGCCGGAGCGCTTGTTAGTTAGCGAGGCTGTTGTAAAGTCTCGTTTGTCATTCAAAAAGCGAAGCTTGGAGTAATTTATGCATCGTAATAAGTCTGTTAATGTTCATCAATTTGCTATGATTCCGCGGGCGGATATTCCGCGCTCGAAGTTTCGTATGCAGTCTGGTCACAAGACGTCTTTTGATTCGAGTTTCCTCGTTCCTATTTATGTGGATGAGGTTTTGCCGGGTGATACATTTAGTATGAACGCGACGGTTTTCGCGCGTTTAGCTACGCCTATTTTTCCATTTATGGATAATGTGTATTTGGATACATTTTGGTTTTTTGTTCCTAATCGTTTGGTTTGGAATAACTGGCAGAAATTCCAGGGTGAGCAGGAAGACCCTGGTGATTCTATTGATTACACTGTGCCTCAGTTGGTTGCTACTGGTGGTGAAGGTGGTCAGTTGATTGAGTCTATGACGTTATTTGATTATTTTGGTATTCCGGTGACGCCGGATGGATGGTTAGCGGGCCGCGAGATTCGTATTAATGCGCTGGTGCCGCGTGCGTATAATTTGATTTATAACGAGTGGTTTCGTGATCAGAATTTGCAGCCGTCTGTATTTGTTGAGAAAGGAGACGGGCCGGATACATGGTCTAATTATAATTTGTTACGCCGTGGTAAGCGGCCGGATTATTTCACTGGTTGCTTGCCTTGGCCTCAGAAGGGTGAGGCTGTGTCTATGCCGATTGGTACGTCTGCAAATGTGATTCCGTCGGTGACGGGGTTGCCTTCGTTTAATGTTGCGGGTGCCGGTGGTAATCCGTTTAATCTTGGCGCTACGAATAACACTGGTGATGAAGGTCATGTTGGTCTGACTAAGGCTGGTGTGTTTTTTAGTGATCCGGGTACGGATGGTGTTATGACATGGCAGGATACTGGTTTGGTTGCGGATTTAAGTACGGCTACGGCTGCGACTATTAATCAGTTGCGGCAGGCGTTTCAGATTCAGCGGTTGCTTGAGCGCGATGCACGTGGCGGTACTCGTTATGTTGAAATTTTGTATCAGCATTTCGGTGTTCGGTCGCCGGACGCTCGGTTGCAGCGTCCAGAATATTTAGGCGGTAGTTCGTCGGCTATTTCGATCAATCCTGTTCAGCAGACGTCGGCGACGGATGCTAGTACGCCGCAGGGTAATTTGGCGGCGTTTGGTGCAGGTGTACACCGTTCTGGGTTTAGTCAGTCATTTGTGGAGCATGGCCATATTATTTGTTTAGCGAATGTTCGTGCGGATTTGAGCTATCAACAAGGGTTGCGGAAGATGTGGTCGCGGCAGACTCGGTATGATTTTTATATGCCAGTTTTTGCGATGCTGGGCGAGCAGGCTGTTCTGTCGCGTGAAATTTATTGCGATGGTAATATCGACCCAGGTGATCTTCCGAATGATGATTCGGTTTTCGGCTATCAGGAGCGCTGGGCGGAGTATCGGTATCATCCGTCGCAGATTACAGCGTTAATGCGTAGTAATACGAGTGATCCTGTTACATACCCAACGATTGACGTTTGGCATTTATCTCAAGTGTTTGCTAATCGCCCTGTTCTTGATACGGATTTTATTGTGGAGAATGTTCCGATGGATCGTGTTTTGGCGGTTGGTGATGAGGCAGGCGGGCAACAGTTTATTGTGGATTGTTTTTTTGATTGTGTTGCGGCTCGGCCTATGCCTTTGTATAGTGTTCCTGGTTTGATTGATCATTTTTGATTGGTTCCCCCTTTGAACCGGCCTTCGGGCCGGTTTTTTTTGGAGAGTATTATGTCTGATTTATATGGTTCGCTGATTGCGTTGGCGGGTACAGGTCAACAGCATATTCAAGCGCGGGAGAATATGGCGACCGCGCAGAATTATTCCAAGGAGATGTTTGGGCTAATGTCGGAGATGGATAACTCGTCGATGCAACGGCGTGTTGCTGATCTTAAGAAAGCGGGGTTGAATCCGCTTTTAGCTATTCCGGGTATGTCTGCGGCTCATACGCCGCAGGGTAGTTCCGCTGGTGCTATTCACGGTGGTTCTGGCCCGGACGTTAATGTGTCAGGAGCGAAGCTTAATACTGCTATGGCGGAGCGCACGAAGTCCGAGTCGGAGCTTAATTTGGCGTTAGCCCGCAAGGCAGATGCCGAAGCGGGGGCAGCGGCGTTTTTAGGTGATAAGTATAAGGCCGAGACAGCTAGTCATTTGTCGTCTGCGGGCCAGTCTGATTCGCAGTCTCGTGTTTTGGAGGCGACTTTGCCTAAGATTGCGGCGGAGATTAAGCATCTGTACTCGGACAGTGCGCTTAAGGATATGCAGGGCAAGTCGGAGGTTGAACGTGCTTTGAATTTGCGTGGTGAAGGTATACTCCAGGATATGGAGATTGGTCAGAAGAAAACGGTTATGCCGTTGCTTGCTGAGTTGTTGTCCAATGACGTTCTGCGGTCGAAGTTGGAATTGCCGAAATTGGAGAATATGTCTAATGCAGAACGTACGTGGTGGAAGAAGAACATCAGTCCGTATATTCATGATGTGACAAGTGCATTAGGTGGTGCCAATTCGGCGGCCAATGCGGCCGGTAATGCTAAGTATTTATTGAAGTGAGGTTTTATGAAAGTTCGTAATGGTTTGTTGAGTTTTGATCGTGAGTCCAATTCTTTAAAGACTGCAATTGTTTGCAGTGGTATTGGAAAAGCGAAGCAGTCGTTTAAGGAGGAGTGTGATATTAATTCGATTATTAAGAAGTTTGGTGTATCAGCTAAGTTGCCTATGAATTTGCGTCCGGTAGTGACGCAGGATTTCGTGGAGACGTTCGATTTTCTGTCGGCGCAGAATGCGGTGCTTGCTGCGCGAAAGAGCTTTGAAAGTTTACCTGCTAAGGTACGCATGCGTTTTAATAATGACGCGGCTAGTTTTGTTAATTTTTGTTCAGATTCGAAGAATATTGAGGAATTGCGTGCGTTGGGTCTTGCTAATCCTGTGAAGGAGAGTATTATTACACCCAAGGAGGAAATTGTTCCTCCCAAGTGAGGTAGTATGAATAAGCCGGTCTATATTTATTCCCATTCATTGCGTGGTTGGGTTCTTAAGAGTAGGTCGGAGTATATCTATTTACCTGCTGGTTTTCCGATGTTTATATTTTTGTGAGGTTTTATGGCTAAGTTGAGAATTTATTCTGTTAAGGATTTGGCTACTGGGTGCTTTATGCGTCCCTTTTTTCATCAAGCGGATAATGCCGCTGTTCGTTCATTTGGTGAGGAAGTTAATCGTGATGCGCCAGATAATATGTTGTTTAAGCATCCTGGGGATTTCGATTTATATGTTTGTGGTGATTTTGACGATAGCTGTGGTTTACTTAGTGTTTGCGAGCCTACTAAGCTTGTTTCAGCTTCATCGTTGAAGGTTGTTGTTGGTATTAAGCAGGCTGGTTAGTTGTTTTAAGTGTCGAGCCTGTATTTTTATTGTTGTATTGTTATTTTATTGTCTATTTTGGAGGTTTACATGGAATCGTCTAATTTTTCTAGTTTAATTCGCATGTTGGAGCTGCGCTTGAAGCGTCAGCGTGATGCCGTTCGTGATACTGAATGGCAGTTGAAGGAGGCGCGTGAGGCTGTTTCGTCGGCGACTCCGGCGGCTAATAAGCCTAAGGTCTAGCACAGTTACTCTACTTGATGTTAACTGTGCTAGGTGACACCTCGGAATTTTCCGGGGTGTCTTTTTTTTTGGGATCCGGTAGGATCCGGTTGACTGTCTTTTTCGTTGGTAAACTTCTGGAGGTTTTTATGCGTCCTGTATCTCGTCATTCTGTTAGTAAGGGATCGAGTAGTGGGAAGTTTCGTCGGCAATCATCGCGGACTAAGGCTGCGAATATTGCCCCACCGCCTATGCGTGGTGGATACCGGCTGTAATGCGGTGTTTTCATCCGATAGATGCGTGGCAGCCCATCGGCGGCGGTCAGCTTGTCTTTCGCGAGCCGAAGGGTATGTGTCGCTCGATGCAGATCCCTTGCGGTCAGTGCGTTGGCTGTCGTCTTGGGCGATCGGAGGGCTGGGCTGTCCGTGTGATGCACGAAGCCCAGCTGCATGATTTTAATTCTTTTGTTACGCTTACATATGATGAGGATCATAATCCTGTTACGTTGATTTATCGTCATTTTCAATTGTTTATGAAGCGTTTGCGTAAGCAGTTTCGTGATGTTCGGTTTTATATGTGTGGTGAATATGGAGATCAGTTTGGTCGTCCGCATTTTCATGCGATTTTATTTGGTTGTTTTTTTGATGACCGTATAGAGTGGAAGCGGACAGGTGATACGGTTTTATATCGTTCCGCGAAGCTTGAGCGGCTTTGGCCGTATGGTCATTCGTCTGTTGGTGATGTGACGTTTGATTCAGCGTCGTACGTGTCTCGGTATATCATGAAGAAAGTGACTGGTTCACTTGCGGATTCTTTCTATGAATCGTTTTGTCAGTATACGGGTGAAGTCATTAAGTTGGAGCCTGAGTTTACGAGGATGAGTCTTAAGCCGGGTATTGCTGCGGCGTGGTTTGATGCGTTCAAATCTGATTTATATGCCGATCCGGATAATGCGTTTGCGGTTGTTAATGGTAGTAAGCGGAAGATTCCGCGGTACTATGATCGGCGTTTAGCGGATCGTTTTGCGAAAGAGTTTTCGGAATTGGAAAGTGCGCGTATGGATAAGGCGGAGTATACTTCGCCGGAGCGCTTGTTAGTTAGCGAGGCTGTTGTAAAGTCTC